ATCTTAAAGGTATATGAAAATGCACAATTAGTTTATGATATAGATAACGAAGATGGACCAGAATTATTGGATTATACTTTTGTAATTACTAAAGATAAAACAGCAATCACTAAAGATCCACTAGAAGACACTGACTCTATCAATCGTGCAGAACGAAGATATTCACGCATTCCACTAGGATATTCAGATTCTATTAGTATGTTTGATACAGAGGATAGTGGACATACTCAAACCGTTGTTCCTGGAGTTGCATTTCCAGAAGGAGCAGACTATATTATGTTGCTAGAGACTGGATATAAGGTTGTTCCTTATGATATCCAAGATGCAACATTAATGTTGATTGATGATATTAAATGTGGAAAGTTAGATTACTATAAGAGATATGTTAAAAACTATAGCACAGATCAATTTAAAATTGAATACGATAAGCGCTTAATTGATGGTACTGGAA